GTCTATACGTAACCGTAACTTAATTACCGAAGCTCTTGCTGGAGAAGAGGGTCAGTTACCTGTAAAGTATGATATGCTTAACGGTAGACCTTTAAGAGATTGGGACTTTTTAACTAGAGCGTATAATGCAATTAGTCCTGTAAGTTTAAACTTAAATCAAAGCGAAGGTAGAAACTTTTTATTTAACAGTGGTTATGATTTACGTATGTCTACATATTATGCACCTGATAGCACTAATTTAACAGACGCACCTGTAATTAGATCACAGTTTCAACGTGCTATAGGTTTACAAAACTTAGAACGAGAACTAGACAAATTAGCAAAAAATCCAAAAATTTTAGCATCTATGCAAAAGATGTATGATGACATAAAATCTGGTAAACGTGCTGATTATGACGCTAGAGAC